AGTTTGATAGGCAAGTCATCCAGACTGCCTTGTTGAACACAGCTACGTTCAGTGCTACGGGTATCGCTACTCCTGCAGTTACCACCATTACGGGTAACTACGCAGCGAGTTGTGTCTACAGTGCCGCTGGTACTGATGCCGCTGACAAGCGGTTCCTCGGTGCAACTGGAGCTGGAACCATGGACACTGACGGTCTGTACTTGGCGAAAGCCATCTACTCAGCAGCTCAACTTCTCGATGAGAAGGACATTCCTGCTGCAGATCGCTACTGTCTCGTGAGTCCTCAACGCTACTACAACCTCATCCAAGCTGAGACTGCTTCGGGTAATAACCTCCTAACAATCAATCGTGATTGGGACGGAAACGGTTCTTACTCCAAGGGTACTGTGGCTCAAGTCGCTGGTATCACGGTGGTTAAAACCAACCACCTCCCTACTACTGACGTAGCTGCTGAGACAGGTCAGGCCAATACCTACTCTGCTACGTTCGGTGTAAGCGGAGGTGCTTCTGAGGTTATGGGACTCGTGTTCCATAAGTCAGCAGTCGGTACTGTTAAGTTGCAAGACCTCTCTACTGAGAGCGAGTACCAGATCCAACGTCAAGGCACGTTGATGGTCGCTAAGTATGCCATGGGTCATGGCGGCTTACGCCCTGAGTGTGGTGTTGTTCTGATGAACAATGACGACAGTTAAGATGTAGCCTATACAAACTGAGGGGAGTCCACTAAGGACTCCTCTCTTTTTTGTTGTTGTAATTTATGAGGGGATGATAAATAAAGGCACTTGACATGAGTACATTGGGAAAAACTACCAGACTAACCGCAGTCAACCAGATGCTCAGCTTCATTGGGGAAGCCCCGATAAACAGCCTTTCAGATAACACAGGCTCTGGGGATGATTCACTGGCTGAGTCTATTCTAGACGAAGTAACCCGTGAGGTTCTCTCTAATGGGTGGCACTTCAATACCAACATTGATGTAGAGCACGAGCCTGATGCCAGTAAGGAGATCAACTTAGGTGACACAGTGCTACGAGTGGACACCAAGGTTGGGCAGTATGGCCTGATGGATATAGTCCAGCGAGGCAAGAGGCTGTACAACAGAGATGGTAATACTTATGAGTTCGATGATGCCATCAAAACAACAGAAGTAATCGAGCTACCTTGGGATGATCTTCCAGAACCAGCCCGCCGCTACATCGCTCTCCGAGGGTGTCGGCTGTTACAGGATCGGGCCATTGGTTCTAGGGAGTTGACTGAAGTAGGACTCAGAGAAGAGTCCGTGGCTTTAGCAGCCCTGCGGGAGTTCGACTCCGACAGTGCAGATCATTCGATCTTTGACTCATCTCTCCCAGCTAAAACAGTCAGCGACTACCGACGATACACTAGCTATTAAGCGTTATGCCTCAGATTAGCACCACAATTCAAAACCTTTTGAATGGCGTGTCTCAACAGGCCGACTCTCAGAAGTTTCCTAGTCAAGCTCAGGAGCAGATCAATGGTTTCTCCTCCCCTGCCAAGGGGTTACTCAAGCGGAACCCTACCAAGCACGTTGCTAAGGTGTTCAACAGTACTCCTACTGATGTGTTCTCTCAGGCTTTGAACAGGGATACATCGGAGCGGTACATGGTGACAGTCAGGGCTACCGCTAAGAAAACTGTAACCTCCTTAGACACTGGGACAGAGGTGGTTAACTGCGCAACTCATGGGTTTGTAGATGGGGACGAGGTAAGGTTCTATGGGGATACCCTAGGTAGCCTTAACCAGACTGCGCGTTTCTATGTGATAAACAAAACTACTAATGACTTTCAGGTATCTCTGACAAGCGGAGGTAGTGCTGTAGATATTACTGATGCTGGCTCAGGTACACAACAGGTCAGCTTAGATCCTCTTTCTATTTATGATCTTATAAACAAAACAGAGAAGGCTGTAACTACTACCAACTCTGCAGACTACTTAGTAACGACCACTCCCTCCACTGTTTTAAAAGCTACCAGCATTGCTGACTACAGCTTTATGTTGAACAACTCGGTTACTGTAGCTATGGACTCGTCTCTTACTGCAGATACTAGGAACAAGGGTTATGTGTATGTGAAGCAAGGGGACTACGGTACTGACTATAAGATTACTATAGATGGTACTGCGTATCCTATCTCTACACCTGATGGTTCTGTTACTACCCACAGACCTCAGATCGATACTGAGTACATAGCAGCTCAGCTTGTGACGCAGATAGGCTCTCCCACTGGTTTTACAATCACTAGGGTAGGCTCGACCATAGAGATCAAGAAGGTTGATACCTCTGACTTTGAGTTAACTATTTCAGACTCCCTAGGTGACGGAGCAATGGGAGCCATAAAGAATGATGCAGATGCTTTCACAGATCTTCCTATATATTGCAGAGATGGTCAACGGGTTCAGGTAAGAGGAGACGTAGAGAATAACGACGATGATTACTATGTTAAGTTTACTGCAGACGCTCCATCTAGCGAGCCCTTCGGTAGAGGTAAGTGGTCTGAGGCAGCAGCACCTAACATTAAGTACAAGCTAGATGCCTCTACCTTTTGTCATACCCTAATCAGAGAATCCTCAGGAGACTTCACGTTCAAGCAAGGTACTTGGGGAGAGCGTCTAGCGGGTGACGAGACGACTGCTTCTGACCCTAGTTTCGTAGGATCTACAATCAAGAACATAGTATTATTTCGTGATCGGCTAGGTTTTCTTTCCGGAGAAAACATCAGTTTATCCGAAACTGGAGAGTACTTTAACTTCTTCCGTACCACAGTCACACAGCTACTTGGAACCGATCCTGTCGATGTGAGAGCAAGTCACAACAAAGTTTCAAACCTATTTAGTGCCGTTCCATTTAGCCGTAATCTTTTGTTATTTTCTGACAAGACTCAGTTCATGCTGACAGGAGGTGATGTGCTTACTCCATCCAGTGTATCCATCTCTCAGGAGACAGAGTTTGAGGTAGCAACAAACGCTGACCCCATCGTCAGCGGGCACAGTTGTTACTTCCCGTTCTCTAGGGGTGACTTCTCAGGTGTCATGGAATACTTCATCTCTCCTGATGTGGAGCAGATGTCTGGAGACGATGCTACTGCACACATCCCTAAGTATATCGCAGGGAACATAACTAAAATAACAGCCAACTCAGTTGAGCCTGTGGTAGCCATAAGTGCCTCCGGTCTCACCAATGGTATTTATGTTTATAGGTATTTGAATCGTGGACGAGAGAAGCTACAGGCTTCGTGGTCTAAATTTGAGTTCGATGCAGGGTCAACGGTAGAGAACATCGATTTCATAGGCAAGGATCTGTACATAGTAATGAGCAGAGCCAGTGGGCTATACATTGAGTCGCTCTCCTTTAAGGAAGCGGAGGCTGATACCAACGCTGACTATGTAACCCTGCTAGACAGGCGTGTACAGGAGTCTGACTGCACTGTTACCTACGATGCCACTGTTGAGCAGACTACCGTAGTGCTTCCCTACATTTCGTATGGCACAGTAGAGCTAAGCACCCGTGCTGACGGTAGTAGTGAAGAAGCTGGTCAGCGTTTAGTACCCCTGACTCAAGCAGGTACTACACTTACGCTTGATGGTGACCTGAGTTCTCGGAAGTTCTGGGCGGGTGACAAATACACATTCACATACACCATGAACAAACCCTACCTGAAGATGGCAGCAGAGAGTAGCGGTAAGAGCAAGACAGCTATTGGTAGGTTCCAAGTTAGGAACGGTATTGTCACCTTTGATGACTCCAGTACCTTCTCAGTCAGTGTAACCCCAGATAACAGGTCTACTAGTACTTATACATTTGATTCGAAAACTTTGAACTCCTCTGGGTTTACTTTAGGTGGGCCACAGGTACTAAAAGATGGTTCTTTTAAGTTTCCTGTGCGCTCCAGAGGGGACAGAGTGACCATAGAGATTACAAACGACACTCCGTTTCCTTGTGCGTTGTTAACTGTAGAATATGAAGCTACTTACTACACTAGATTCCAGCAAGTGTGACGAATGGCTGTACGATAATGCCAAGATCACTCAACCCAGAGTTTCTGATCCAGAAATTTTAGGGGAGAACTTGCGGGAAGCAGATAAACAGGAGATCAAAGCTGTTATTGGGGATGCGTTGACTTACGCACAGGCATTGGAGGTGTGTGCTGTGACCTCTGACCCTTGTTATGCCGTCAGAGACTTAGTTACAGAGGAACCTCTGGCTTTATACGGAGTGTGTCCTCAGGAACGTGGTGGTGAAGTGTGGTTTTTAGGGTCAGACAAACTGTTTGAGACAAACAAGATGTCTTTCCTTAGAAACTCTAAGTTTTGGGTAGAAAAATTGTTTGATGGTTATGATTTATTATACAATGTGGTGGATGCGAGGAACGTCCTACACATTCGGTGGTTGAAATGGTTGGGTTTTACCTTTATAGAGGACTTACCTGAGTACGGTGCGGAGAAAAGAAGGTTTAAACAGTTTTATAAAAGAAGGTAACAGATATGTTAGAAGCTTTATTCAATGTTGAGAATGTTATGTTGGCTTGCGAGCCAGCTACATTAATGATGATGTCTATGGCTATGACTGCTGGGGCAGGGGTCATGACTCACATGGGTCAGAAACAAGCTGCAGACGGCAAGACCGCCTACCAGAACCACTTAGCAGACCTACAGAAGACTGCTGGAGACAGAAAAGCTTCGGCTGTTATCGCTCAGAATTTACAAGCTAGAGAAGCTACCGCTAAAAGGGGTTTTAACATATCCCAAGAAGCAGCCCAAGCCCAAGCAGATGCAACTCTGTCTGCGTCTGGAGCTGGAGTAGCAGGACTTTCGATAGGACACCTGATTTCTGATGTCAGTAGACAAGAAGGCTTCCTCCAGCAGAACTTAGAGTACGAGCAGTCTCTCCAGAATCGGGAGCTAGACCGGATGCTTAGTGATATTTCCCTAGGCACATCACAACAGATGGCTTCCACGCTGTCTCCGGTTAACTACCCAAGTGCCCTAGGTTCCATGTTAAAGATAGGGGGAAGCTTAGCAAGTCAAGGTGCTAAACTTCAGGATTATAAGGCTAGCCACACTGATTCCTCAAGCACTCTCGATTCTAAGCTAGATTATGCTACAATACCTGATTTCCGTAGCAGTCTTAAATCTGGAGAGCAGTACGCATAGATTGTTATGAGTAAACGAGTACAAACTAAAGATCTTTACCAGCGTTTTGGAGTAAAAGGGGCTAATTTTACCCCTCAAGCTAAAGCGTCTACCTTTGCCTATGTTGCTCCTCAGTCCAGTAGCCAAGGTAACACGCTAGAACAACTAGGTGCTGCTGGCTTAGTAGCGGCTGACGCTGTGGCTAAGTGGGGTGCGCGGGGGATGCAGAAGGAGGAGTCGGAGGGACTAAAGGAAGGCAAGAGGTTAGCCCTAATCGCCTTCCGAAAGAACGGGATGAAAGCCTTCAGATCTGCCGAAGTAAACGGTGACATTGAGAATGCTGATAACCCTTTCGTTAAGAAGTTCTACCTTAATACGATGGGTCAACTGGCGGCTAACAGTGAAGCATTTCAGAACCATCTTATGAAAGGATCTAAAGACGAGATCCTACAACAGATTTATAATGACCAAGATTCAGATGGTTTTGACGCATGGGCACATGGAAATATATTAGCAAGGGTAGATTCCTTTATGGAAGGAATGCCTAACAGTCGCTTCATGCGTGACGAGGGATTTGGAGAGGCTGCTATAGCTGTCGTAGAGAAAGCTAAACAATCTTATAGTAATTTATATAAAAATAAAATTTCTGAGTTAAACGTCGATGGTCTTACTGAAACCCTGAATCAAGGTTTAGATAGAGACGAGCTTCAGGATACCTATGATTACTATAACGGTGTGTGGAAGGGTAGTGCAGATGGAAACTTCCCAGAGTTTGGAAAGCTGACGAGTACTGAAGGAATAGCTCCTCGTAACACTCTTCCAGTTGAGATAAACCAAAGGTTATTCTGGTTTAAACGAGTGGAAGGAAATGTGTGGGGAGGTATATCATCGCAGACAAGCCTGAGTCACGCACAGTCTTATAGGGATGCCTTGACTAAGTTAACTAGGTACGAGAATTTAGAAAATAAGAACGACAAAACTAAAGCACGTTCAGGAACCTCAAGGGTTATGTACGACGACCTCAGAAATAAACTGAAGAAGGGACTGAGTGACGCAGAGAGAGTAGAAGTAGCCAGACGCGAAGCAGCATCAAAGAGTGCTGATAAATTAGCGGGTGATCTATTTACGATGACTGCTTCCGCAAGTGCCCCCACTGTAAAAATAGATCAAAGGGGTTTACTTACTGGTACAGATTTAGAACTTCCTAAACAGGTCGGAGATCCCGGCCAGTTTTCTGCAGATTGGTGGAAAAAGCTGAAAAGAGGGGAACTAAAAAGTCCGATCACGGGGGAAACACTTTGGTGGCTTCCTAGGGATGAGAAGAAAATAAAAATAAAGGGGAAAATGGTAGATAACCCAGCCTTCGGAAACCCCTTGTCCCCCACGCGAGCTGAGATGGAAATAATGGATGACAGGTTTGTTATGCAAGCAGTCGCAGATGAGATAACTGCAGTTAGAACGAGCATTAAAGCGGAGCATGACGAAGTGGATAGGATAAGGAAACAAGGTAAAGATGCCTTGACGAGTGCTTTGTCAACCTTCACTCAGTCTCTAGTGGACAGACACAGGGGATTAAAAATAGAAGGTAGTAAGAAGGTTCCGTGGAGTGACAGGACTGTATACGATAAGGTCGATCAACATTTTAATCATCCTACTTTTGGGTTAGCTGATGAGGTACTGAAGTGGAACCTTGAGGGGGTACGCATTCAAGCCCTGAGTGATGTTCGGGATGCGATGGAGAAGAATTTTGGGGAGTCCGAACACGCAGAACCACGCCAGAGGTTTGTTTCAGGTCTTGATTATATATTTCAGAATATGGGTAGGCTCGGTGATATGCAGGATGGTCAACGACAAGCTGAACTAATTAAAAATGGAAAGCAGACACCGGAGGATGCAAAATATTTAAGCGAGTTGGTCACTCGTCAGGCAAAACCTTACTTATCGTACTTTAGTTTTAGGGAAGGTAAGGAAGGGAAGATGTTAATGTCTTCTGTAATGGATAGAGTTTTGAAAGATGTTCCCGATCTTGACCGAGATATGTATGCGGGGGGTAAGGGTAGAAGAGCACAAGGCTACAGATATGCTGGCCCTATGTATCGTGTTCTCCATCATGAACTAGGAGACCACATGAGAGAAGAGTACCTTCCTTTGGTTAAACAGCTAGGTACAATGTTTAACCTGAACTCTGAAGCCCCTGCCTTTACGACAGCTATAGAGGCAGCTCTGTGGCAAAGCGGCGCTGGCCCAGTTATAATTCCGCATCCCACTCAAACGACTCCAGCGGGGACTCCTGTAATGGTTCAGATATTACCGTATTCTGTTTTGCATTCTTTCAAGATGAAAGGAAAACAGCCTAACTTTTACTTACCACACGCCCCAACAGGAGCTACACCTAGTACGACGCCCCAGTCAGCGATGCTACGGACTACCGTTCCTACTGCTATGATGGCTACAACCGGCCCAAGAGGAACAGCATGGCCCGTCAGTCATCGTTTATATTATT